CTCTACAATTACTTGGTCTTTAAACTCAGTCCAACATTGTTCTTGTTTTACAGAACAATTTAAAACCTCTATTGTTTTGTTTGTTACAGTAAATCCTGCAGGATTACAAGTGTTAGTTGTAGTACAGCCTGTATTTAGTGCTGTTATTCCTCTTAATGCAGGAGCCATAACTATTTGTTGCTTATATTTCACAGATGGATATATAGTGTAATTACCACTAATACTATCTGAGTGAAACATAGGCTCTAAAAGAATTTTTGAAGCGTAGGTACCGTTATATGCGGTCATCCCCCCTCCTTGTAGTGCTACATTTGCCATTTTTTTTGTTTTTTAATTATTATTATATATTAATTTTAGCTAACATTCCATTCCAAAATGCAGCATCTTTATTCTCTACTTTGTTTTCTACTACTGCAGGGTCTCCGTCTGTAGAGATTTCAGTTCCCTTTGCATCTGCTTTACTTAATAAAGCGTTTAGTCTTTCTACCTCTGCTGTAAGAGTTTCCTTTTCTCCTTCCAACTCAGCAATAGACCCATTAAGCTCAATAGCTTTAGCTTCAAAATCAGAGAATTTATTTAAAATCTCAGCTTCGTCTGCTATAGTTATTTCGCTAACTTCTGTTGATTCAACAGCATCGTTGTCAGATGATTCACTTTTTACTCTTGCGATAATATCTTCAACTTTACCATTAAACCAAGCTTTTAACTCATCAGTCATTTTTTTACTTTTTAAATTAACACTTAGTTTATTAGATATTTCTTCGTTTGTAATATTTTTAAACTTAGAAACATCATATTTGGCTGCTACTTTAATAGCATCCGAGATAGAATCAACAAAGCCAAGCTCATATGCTTCTTCAGCATTTAACCAAGTCTCCTCATCCATCATTTCTTCTACCTTATTGTAAGGTAATTTTGTTTTTTTAACATATATATCAGCAATTTCACCACTTATTTTATCTAAAAGTTTTGCTGTTTTCTTCATTTCTTTAGCTTCTCCCATAGCTCCACCCCATGCGTTGTGAATCATAAAAAGAGAGTTTTCAGCCATAACTACATTGTCTGCAGCTAGAGCAATAACACTACCCATACTAGCAGCTATACCTTCAATATAAGCTGTAGTCTTTGCAGTTCTTTTTTTGATGATATTATAAATAGCCATTCCATCAAAAACATCACCACCTACACAATTGATGTGTATATTTAAAGGAGAGTTTTTGTAAGGCTTAATTTCATCAATAAACGATTGTGCATTTAATCCATATGCACCTATTTCATCAAATATGTATATATCTACTACGCCATCTGATGCTTTTCCACTAATGTTGTACCAATTTTTATCCATAACAGCAAAAATATATTATAGAATTTTAAATTTTACGCAGTTTTTGGAATAAATTTCAATAAGTTATATTTGAAGTAGCTTCAATCTTCTTTCTCTCCTTATAAACTATAGTCTGAGCTTGTCTTTCTGAGATGTGATATTTAATTGACAAATCCATAAAGGTGTGCGTTCTATTACCCTCATTATATTTTAAAATAGAATCAAAATCATATATTATCATATAATTTCTTAAAATCTTTGGACTTATTATTCCTTTCTCAATTAGATGTCTTATAGTATCTTTAGAAGTTGCTTCTCCAAACCTTAATGAAACCTCATCATTTAATATTTCTAAATATTCCTCAACAATTTCAATGTCGTTTTGTCGTCTAGCCATATTTATTTTTTAGCTGTAGATTTTTTTGCTTTTGCTTTTTTAGCTCTTGCTTTTTTATTTTTTTTTGCTTTTTCCTCAAATAATTTTACCTCAGCCGCTACCTTTATATCATTTTGTTCTTTTTTAATAAGTTCAGCAATCCGATGAAAAAATTTAACTACTCCATCTCTACATCCTCTGCAAGTCATACTTTGTTTAACATTTGGAAAATGTACGTGCCACAATTTAAAAAAATAATCTAAAGCACGACCATTATACATATTATTTCCGTTCATGTCTTTAAGATTTTCTTCTTGATTGGCTACTATTTCATTTTTTGTTTCTTCGCTTAGTTTAGATAGAACTACATCAAATTGATTTTGCATATTATAAAGTTTAGTTATTACTTATCCCACTTACCTAAAGGACACTCTCCAAAAAATTCTTTGGTTAGAGATGCTTTTGCATCTATAAAGCAAGTACACTTCCCGCATCTTGCTCCTTTTGACCATTTAGGATATTTTAACATTAAGAAGTTTCTGTAAAAGTCGCACTTTTTACACGTATCTAATCTATCTTTCTTTACTTTTTTATCAACAAACATTTGTTTACTTTTTTTAATTATTAAAATGTTGCATTAGCCTGAATTACACCTACTGTATTCTGACTATCTGTTATATCTGATTCCACTACTACTACCCGTCTTTGTCCTTGCATTGCTCCCATCATCTGAGATTGATTGTTAGCACTAAACTGAGCTTGAGCAAACTGAGGAGAACTTAATAAACCACCATCAGCAAACTTAACACCACCACCTGCAACATTCATTGCAGACAATTCGTTTTTAAACATTGCTGTGCTTCTTTTGTTTATTACAGCCTCACCACCTTCTAACTCATTTACTCTACCCCCAACTGCAAATTTAACACCTCCTTGTGCGTGACTAGCTCCATGTACCATCCCGCCATCAGCAAATTCCTCAATTGTTCCACCCCTTCCAAACTTAGATAATTGGCTATCAATTAATCCTCCTATAAGAGCTGAAGCACCTGCAGCTACAATTAAGTTAAAAGGCCATGGAACGCTTTTAAATACAGAAGCAATATATCCTGCTACAGCTTCCATTATTTGCGCCCTTACAACTGTTTTCATTGCTTCGGTAGCTGATTGTCCCGACATTAAAGCTCTTTTTACATCTGATGCAAACGCATCATCTTTTTGTTTTTGTTCAGCATCAGTATTATCTTTTGTTTTTGTAAAGTTTTCATTTTCTAAGGCTTCCAATTCTGCTAATAATTTTTTTCTTAAATCGACATCCATCACAAACTGATTCATACTTCTAAGCTGTAACTCAATTTCTTCTCTCCTTATTTTATTAAGATGCTTTCTAACTCTTATTAGTTCTTCTTCATTGCTTATACCTCTTGATATTATTTGAGCAACGATTTCTGAGTCTAAGTCTAGCTTTTCTTTGTTTACTTTATTTTCTTCTTCTGTTGCCTTAACTACTCCATTAATTGCATTAATTCTTTTTTTAAGAGCATCTATCTGTTGTTGATTTTTTGCTAAAGCCTTGCTATCTTCAACATCAAGCAAACCTCTTATTTCTTCTAAATTTTTTAAATCTTCTTTTAACTGATTTAAAGTCACCCTTTCATCTTCTATAATCTTTATTTTTTCTTTCTGTGATTCTATAGATTTTTCTTCTTGATTTTGCTCATTATCTCTTGACTTTCTTAGTTGTGTTAATGCTCCTCTTAAAGTAATTATTTTTTGAACCTCCGCGTCATAATCTTCGTTTAAAGCAATCTTAGTGTTTTTTAATCTAGCAGTCTGAAGCAACTGCTCTTTTAAATCATTTATTCTTTGCTGTATTAAATCAGAAGTTGTTTTACCATAAATCTTTTTATCTTCTTCCGACAAACTTTTAAACAATTCTTCTTGGTCTTTTAGCTGAGTATTAACAATAGCCATCTGATCAGAAAACAAATCTAAGGCTAAGTCATCTGTCGTTTTATTATAATCAGTTACTTTATTAGCTAATTCAGTCAAAACATCTACAAGACCTCTAATGCCTTTTGTTAATGTACCACTTCCCGAAACTATTGACTCTTGTAAACCCTGCCAAGCAGATGTTAATTCTCTTAAATCTCCCTCTAAAGTGTCGCCAATTATACTAGCCATCTCTGCTGCAGCACCATTAGCGTCTACTAAAGCATCTCTTAATGCTAGTGTTCTTTCTCTACTTGTAATCATTTGCTCAAAAGCAGCCGCTTGTCTTAAATCAACAACTTCCATTATTTCTGCAAGGCTACCTCCTTCTTCACTAAATTTATTTAAGGCAGGAACTAACTCATCTAAAGAGTGTATAGTTTTCCCAAAAGACTGTACTAAATCTGAGTTAGGGTCTTGCATTTTAAGAAGTATATTTCTTAAAGATGTACCTGCAATAGAAGCCTCAATACCCGCATCAGACAGCTGAGCCATAATTGCTGTTGTATCTTCAATAGAAAAACCTGCAGATTTTGCAATAGGAGCAACCTTAGTCATAGCAGTTTGAAATTTCTCAATATCTAATGCAGAGCTTGTAAAAGATACTGCCATAACATCAACCACTCTTTGTGTTTCACTAGCATCTAAACCAAAACCTCTAACTGCAGAACCCGCTACAATTGCTGCTCTAGCTAGATCACTACCTGTTGCTGTCGCAAGACTTATAGTTGCATCCTGAGCATTTAAAATTTCTTTTGTTGTAAATCCTAATTTTGCAAAATTTTCTTGTAAAGATGCTACTTGAGTTGCAGTAAAAAATGTCGTTCTACCTAATTCTCTAGCGGTATGCCTTAGTTTTCTAAAATCTTCTTCTGTAGCACCAGTTACAGCTCTAACTTTAGCCATTTGAAATTCAAAATCTTTAAATACCTTAACAGCATTACCTAAAATATTAGTAAGTAATTTAAAACCACCAATTGCTAGACCAATAACTGCAGCACCCTTAACAAACTGCTTTGCCATACCATTGCTTGACTTAGTTACTCCTTTAACCTCTTTATTTGTTTCTCTAAGTGCTTTAGAGTTTTTTACTATCGCTTTTTCATTTTTAATATAAGCGTCTGCTGACTTTTTAGTAACTTCTACTCCATTCTTTACATCCTTTTCATACTGTCTTTGCTCTTTACGTAACTGCTTGAGACTGTCTTTTAATTCAGTAATCTTTTTGACATTTTTAATGTCTACCTCTATTGCTACCTTACTCTTTAATGCCATATCTTAATTATCCTATTGTTAATGTAATTTCTTCTTTAATCAGTTGTTTATCTATCTCTGTCTCTACTTGCTTTACTATACTATCACGTATTCTTTCGTCTATATCACTAGCTGCAACTTTGTTTTTAGCTATATCAATAAAGAAATATCTTTTATCACCATATGGATATACATTTTTATCTCCCGTTCTAGTAAAATATTTTTTTTCTAAATTGTTTTTTACTTTATTTACAAATCTATTTAATGCTTCCTCATTTGCAAAGCTTAATTGTCCATTTTTTTGCTTACTTAAAGCCCACTCTTTTAAAGCCTCATAACCTTGGTCATCATCACCAAATGTAACACCGCCTGTTTTACCATCATTAACAAGCCACATATATGGAGTGTCATTAGTAATCAAAAGAGAAATATTATCTTCTCCAACTTTTAATTTATCATCAAATCCATTATATAGCTTACCCGAAGCTATATGTTGCTGATGTTTTAGCTCTTTCCTTAACTCTCCTATAATAAAAGGAGCTTCTTTTTTTAAGGCATCTTCTATGAATTTATATTGCTGTGCCATTATTATGTTTTTTTATTCTCCATCAGGATATATTGAATCGTTATATTGTCTTGCTAATATATTTGAAATTCCTGTTAAAGGAGACTCTAAAATTACAGGTACTCTATAATCATCTTTTTGTTTTACAGACATTCCTGATATTTCAACTGTATTACCATCTACTGTAGAGATGTAATCTATAAAAAGTATATCACTTGGCGTTTCGGCTATAAAATCCAAAGTGATTTGGCCATCGGCATTAGGCAATTCAAAAGTATTAACGTCAGATTGTACTAATACCTTAGCATTAGAGCTTGTAGAGGCTTCATAATACGCAACATTGTAAAGCCTTGATACTGAGAGCGTTCCAACAGCAACAGAATATGCTAAATCAATAGTTAATCTATATTCAGTTCCAATATTAAGCCTTCTAAGCTCTTGAAATATTCCCGAATGACTAGAATTTACGCCAACGACTGTAGCGTGAATTATTACTTTATTATCTACAGACTCTGGCTCTCTACCAACTGATACGGGTGGATATACAGTACCATTAGAGCCATATGAAAACCAATTTGAGTTTTTATTCAAAGGAAGTCCTGCACTTGTTACTGCTTGTGTTGCATAATCTGCAGTAGATGTTGATTTCATTGTTGCAGTAAGAACTGTTCCCGTAGTAAATCCTTTACCATAAGAAAGTCTTTCATTTGTAAAAAGAGGTACAGATATAAAAACATCTAAACCACTAACTAAAGGCATCCCATTATCGTTTATTTGTCTACTCATTTTATTTCTTTAAAATATTTAACTATTAAATGTTGTTACTGTTGGCCATGTTTTTACTATATTCCAATATATTAACTCAACCTTTGTAGTTTCATTGCTATTAGGTTTATAATCAATTATTCTATTTATTCTATAATAATAGCCATCTAAATATACTAACTTCCTTAAATCTAAAGAGGCTAAATCAGATACTGTTAAATTTAAATAAACTATTTTTATTCTAGGATTAGCTTTCTGCATCTCTATCATTGACTGATAGTATGTTTGATACAATCCTTTGTATGGAAACTCGCTAAAAAAAGTACCAGTAGCACAGTCATAACTTGCTTGATTTAAAGAGTTGTAAGTTAAAGGTTTCATTGGATCAGTAGGGAATGTCCTGTTATCATAAGCACAAGCCCGACAAAGAACTTGATACCTTTGAGAGGTGCCATTTGGTAAGGTTTCTTTACCTGCATATATTATTTCAGTATAACTTTCTGAATAATTTTGCACAGATGCAATAAAATTATTACCAAAGTCGCCTCCGTTACAATTATCTTTAACGTAATTTAAAAGTCTAGGAACAAAATCATATCCTTTTTCAGGTCTACAGGTACTTGATGGCGTGGGTACTCCTCCGTTATCACATAAACCCCATAAAAGTCCTCTCCAAGGCGTTACATTAAATGCGTAAGAGCCTACACCTGAAGTCATCCCGTCTTGATTGCTATAAGTACCTGCAAAAAATGGATTTTCATACACTTGTGTACCCACTTCAAAATCATTAGACAAAAACTCTCTATATGGAAACTCATCTAATATTCCATCCCAATATTCTCTTCCTCTTTCCTCAACTTTTTTATCATTTGAATCTGTTTTGAATTTAAAAATAAACTCTCTTTTAAGGTCAGTATTAGCCCATTTATCCTCTTGATTTTTTGATAAATCTAGTTTACTTGTCCAGTCTACAGCATCCTTTTCATCTTCAAAAAAATCATTAAATGGCTCAATATAAACTTTTTTACTTTCCACATCTGTAGTAAACTGAAGATTAAACGCATGAATAACTCCTTTTAAAAAATTTAATTGAGTGCTTTCGTTATCTATAACATTTTTCAAGTCATATGTCTGTCCATACTCTACTCTCTCTCCATGGTGCATTATGGATAAAATTGCATTTCTAGCCGATAATCTATTACCAGTAGCAGCCGATACAGAAGGTGAAGTACCACCAAAAAGGTCAATTGAACCCCCTATAGTTTTAGTGGCGGGTTGATAGCCATGCCCAAATCTACCCTTTAATCTAAATCTTATTCTGTCGTTTTTATTTAACCATATATTATTTGCCTCAAGAGCTTCCTGCAGACTATGAGATTTATAATTAGAAGAAGTAAAATCAGCACAAGTACTAAAAACCTGTGCATTTGATTCGGGAATGAAGAAGGCCTGTGATACAGTATTCCAGCTCGTTTGCCCTGCAGTATTTACTTGGAGCAACATTTTAATATAATCAACCTCATTCACAGTTGAAGTACCATCGCAAATACTTGTAATATATATACCAAAATTAGAAGCTGATATATCGTAAAATCCATACTCCTGTATAGTAAAATATCCATTAGAATTATTATAAATTGCTGAGTTTAATGATGTTAAAAAATCACCATCACCATCATTAAATTTACAAGTATGTTCAGGCCAAGTATCTTGAGTAGAAGTTTTTGCTCCTGATAAATAGCTCCAAGTTCCAAAATAAGCAGTTTCTAAAATTCCCTGTTTAAATGATCCTTTGATGCTATTGTCATTTACTCTTTCTTCGGTATTGTTATAAACAAAATTTGGCAATAACATTAGAAGTTTTTTAAAGTAATCAGTCTCAATAAATGCAGATGATATAGTATATCCTTCTTGATTAAAAATAGCATGAATTATATCGTAGATAAATATGGCAGGTCTCCAATCACAACTAGGTATTGGCGTTGGATATGGTGTGCCACTATTATAAAAACCATAATAACCTATATTTGTTGAACTTCCAGTCCCCAAGGCAGCCCATTTAGTATCTAAAAGCTGTATATTGGCAGGTTTGCCACCTTCATTATTTTCTCCATATGAAATTATAGGATAAACTACAGGAATGTTACTTGGCGATACAGCTCCTGCTACAGTCGTTTTAGTGTCAGCATTATCTATATCCCAAGTTGAAACAATACTCGGCTCGTTTACTTGAAGTCCAACTCCTGTATTTGCTCCTTTCCTGTTCAGATTATCCCAACCACTTCCATCTGCACCTCCTAAAACAGATAAATTTCTTAACAGTTTACTGTTTAAAGATTGCGACCAATCAACATTGTTACCATAAAAAACACATGAGTAATATAAAGGATTAGATGCCTTTCCTATAGCAGTTATTTGAAGCTGTCCCGTCAGAATAAAATTATCGTTTACTGTTATCCTAGTCTCCTTTCTTGTACTTATACTGTTATTAGGTATAGTGCTTCCTGTATAGTAACTACGCTTTAGCACCCTATTATTATTTTTAGTAGCAGGTATTTTAAATGTCTTACTATATGTCCCTGTTCTTGCTTGTAAATCTCTAGCCTCAGAAATAGAAAAATTAAGAGCAAGAGGAAAGTCAGAAGAATCTCCAACATCTAAGATACCTAAAATACTCTCATCATACAGTATAGCGTTTCTTTGTATCAATTTTGCAGTAACTGTAGCTTGAACCCCTGCCACAGCAAAAAGCCTAAGACCTGCATTTGCCTCGCAGCCAAACGCTATAGAAACCGAACCATTGCTCGTTCTTCTTAATGGTAATAAAGTAGTATCTGAAGTGCCATCTGACATTACTGTAGATATACCAACCTCTCCACTACTTGCACTACTATAATTAGATATGGTTAATTCTATTTCGTACGCTGCGTTTTCTGTCAAATTCCCACAAATAGATGCAAGATAAACTGTGCTAGTCTGAGAGCCATCTATAGAGACCTGCGATACACTATCTTTTACCCATTTTGAGCTAGTAGCTGCTTCATCTATATTGTTAAAATTTACAAGATTCTGATTGTTGAATCCTGTATTATTTTCTCTATACTTATAGTCTAGTAATTCAATCTTAATCATGTTAATTTCTTTGAGTTAGTATACCTTGAGACAATGTGTACTCTATATTATACATTATAAGACCCTCTTTCTCATCTACAGAAGTTATTTCTGTATTATTTATTATTACAGGCGTATATATTGTTCTTGAAGGTCTTAGATATGAATTTTGATCTGTCAATAAGTCAGCAGCATCACTAAGGTAATTTAATTGATCACTATCTGCAGTAGGTGTTTCTATCCATACGTTTGGTGATGTAAACATTTCTCTTAGCCAAGTTGCCTCTATTTTATTTAATGGCTCTGTATATACAGCATTATTAACATTTGCGTTTACACTCAAAACCTCTTTTCCTCCTCTATAATAATCTGAGCCTCTCATAGTGTCTGATAGGTATGCACTATTAGGAACAGCACTATCATCTTCATATTGATTATCCTGAAAAATTCTTCTATTTGGCAGAGCTTTTTCCATCAAAGATTTTTCAACGCTTATAGCCTCTAAAACATCTCTACGAGCAGTATAAGAATCTATACCTCCCATAGTATTTAGCCAATGGAATCTAACATTTTCATAAGAAGATTGTTTTGTACCCGTATCATCCATCTTAAACCAATAAATATTGGAATGTCTTACCTCAACCCAAGGATTTGGTTCAGGATTATTTGCATTATAATATCCTCTAACATAAACTTTATACCACCCTGTACTAGAACTTATTGGAGTTATAGCACCTGTATAAGGATAATTAACATCTGCAATAGAATATGCGTGACTATTAATGTAAGCAGGAGCAACATTTTGAACACACATTTGATTTTGCGTGTGAGCAAAACTCGTTGCAGTATTTAGTATAAAATTATGGGAAATGTCTGAGCATACATGAGTAGTTCCTCCTGAGTTTTGCCACTCAGAACCTAAAACAAATGAATATTGCAAACCTCCACTTGTATTATATGATTTGCCATAAACCTCATAGCGATTATAGTAATCACCCGAATCGGCACTATTGTAACTAGCTTTGCAAAAGAAATACAAAAACTCTGCCTCATCAGTTATGCTTACAGGCTTCATATAATGAACCGCACTTAAGGTATCAGCAACTGTTGAGTTAGGGCAAGTTGTTAAAGCTCTTCTTTGATCGTTTGTAGCAGGTGAATACTGTGAAAGAATCCACATTTGATTAGAATATATTTTAGATTTAAAATCAGGCACAGAATTTATCACTCTTACAGCTGATGCTGATGTAACTCCCGTTGTTGATGTTACTACTAAGCCTGATGAATCAAGCACTTCAAGCCTAGCATCAATTTTTATTGTCCTATATGTACCATTCCTACTAACATTGTAAGGGCTGACAGTATCAGTTATATTATCCTGTTTAGCTCCACCACCATTTAAACCTCCATATTCTTGATTCTGCCAAGACCCCTTGCCTATAGGAACTAATGAATAAGATAGTTCGTCTGCTACCATATTGGCTATGTCTATAGTAAAACTTTGCACATTAGGAACTGAATTATTTACAATATTTGTATTTTTAACATCTCTCTTTTTTGAAATCTCTCCTAATAAATCCCAATCAGTAGGAAATGTACCTGTAGGAGAATCTGTTGTTGCATAAATCTCAAATATTACATTAACTAAATCTCCTGTTACTGCAGGAGTATAATCTTCATTAACTCCAGTCCCTGTCCATTGCACCTGATAAATGATAGGTATATTGGCAGGAATCAAATAATGACCTTGATACCTATTATTCATACTCTGCATAGGAGGGTATGGTGCACTACTCACTCCATTATAATATGGTACTATTCCAAATTGTACGCTTGTTCCTGTTCTTAACGCTGTCATATCTTAATATATTCTATATTTTTTGTTTAAATAATCTTCTACTTTGTTTCTTTCTATGTCGCTTAATGCTCTATCATAAACAATTACCTCTGCTACTGAGCCATCAAAAAAACTTGTTGCTATTGTAGGTAGACCTCCAATATACCAATTACCAAAGACAAATTTTGCTGTAGCATTAAAAGCAGCATCAGTAACTGGAGTTCCTGCTCTGCCATTTAAGTATAGAGTCATAGTGTCTGCATTTAATTTATATGACATAATATTATCTTCGGTTTCTGAAATTGAAGCTATTGCTACATTTGCTGTTAAAGCTGTAGTTCCATCTGACACTTGAGCTTTAAAGTCTGTTGCATCTTTTTGTCCTAATTGTATCTGTCCTAGTCCTGCTACTTGAGGTTCAAGAGCAAAAATTGATTCTTGATCTGTGTCTACGTTTGTTTTGTAATTAGATGCTATAAAAATAGTAAAGTCTCCTGATAACAATGGATTATTAGCGGGAGTGGTGCTTTTAAGGTTTTGATTTTTAGATTCATCAAATACAAATCGTGTTTTACCATCTAAATCTCCAACATTCCTTACGTCAGACCCTCCTTTAAAAGTATATCTTAAAGGTTGGCTGTCGCTAGTAGCTTGAGCTACATTATTATTATTTCCCGACCTGTCTCCCCAAGCACTAACCCTCTTTGTTGGAATGCTAAATGTAACATTGCTGTCTGCAGATAGCCATATCTTCAAGTCTGCTATTTCATTTGGATAATTAGATACAGGAGTAAAGCACTTACTAAATATTTTCCATCCAAAATTCATTTTTATCTGAAGTAATTGGTCATTAGCAACATCTTTGTTTCTTTCTATTGTTAAACTACCATCAGTAAGATAAGATATAGTTGTTTTGCCATCCTGCTCTCCTATATATGACTTTAAAAACATATCTAGCCATTCATTTGCTAAATCCTGAAGGTTATCCCATCTCTGCTCTATACTTTCGTTTGCCTGTTCTGTTCTATTGTATAAATCTGAAAAATACACTTCAAAAGAATATTCTTCCCACCCGTTTCTGGGTGTTACTTCAGGGTATACAGAATCAGGAGGTGTTATAAGTAGTGACGGGTACTGAGTATTGTGATTGTCATTAAATTCCTCTGTATAACCAAAGAATTTATCTCCATAAACCCATTTGTCCTTCATTGTTGTTACTATATCTGTTAATCTTACTATTGCCATTACATTACTTTGTTAGGGTTGTTTATTTTTTCTTGTACTTTATTGTCATAAGTATTTTTTGCTGTAATCCAACTTAAATATGTCATAACATGATAAAGATTTGTATCTCTTACGCTATCTATAGCGTTTTTACCTTCAATATTGAACACTTGCTTCTCTGCCAATAAATAAAGACTGTTAAGCCAACCAAATGGTTTTATATAGGTTCTATATAGTCCTTTTGTGTTCACAGTTCCTGTACTTGTTGTTGTTTCGCCAAATACGAAGGGGAAAGTTTCGCTAATTTTACTGTTTGCTGAGTCAAAAAAAAACTGAACTCCCAAATGATGTCCATTGTAAGTCCTTTAAATTTATCTGCCTTTTCGGCTATTTTATCATCATCATATTCCTCGTCAATTTTTCTGCATAATATTGCCATCTGTTGAGGTAATATATCAAATCTTCCATTTTCCATGTCTTTAATATACATATCTAATTGAGTAGATTCAATATAGTCTCCATATGTATTCTTTTTAAAAAATTCTGATGGAAAGAAATATGTTTCTCCTTCAAAATCAAAAGACCTTGTTCCTTTTGGTTTATATTCTTCTGTTAATTTGTTTATTAAAGATAAAACTTTGTTTATTTGTTTAACATCAACTAAAGCTGTTTCTTCTTTTGTCAATCCTGAAATATAACTAAAAATATCAGCGTTCATTTTTAGAGTTTGCGTATCTGTCAGTTTTACATCTTTATTAAAGTCTTGCATTAATGGTGATTTAAGCAAGTGGTGTTTGTTTTCTTCTTTTCTTTTATCTTCTTCAGTAGCATTTGTGTAATGCTTCTTAATAATAGTTGCTAGTTCACCCCAATACTTTACAGTTATGTCTTTCCATTCTATTGGAATGACAACATCTTTATCAAAATTTTGACTTTTAATGTTAATTGTTATGCTCATTTATTTTTTTTAAGTTAGTTAGTATTTTTTTCTGCATTTCTTCTTTTATGTTTATATCTTCTAGTATATCAGTAGTCTCTCCAATAACATCTATTGTAATTTCAAATAATTCATCTGATAATCTATCCATCAATTCACCATTTTCTTTATTTCTTATGCCTGATAAAAATCCAATACAAGAATACAGTATTAAATTAGGTGTCATGTAAGCCCATTCTGTTCTTCTATCACCTGTTTTTACTAATTTATTAAAAGCATTAGTAAAATCTATAATATTTTCTAATACTTCATTAAAATCAAAGAATTTTTCAGAAGTATAATTTTCTGTAGCTGCATATACAGTCTTTTGGACAAAACTAATATACTTTTTAAGTATATCTTCGTGATATTTGTTCAGACTGTGAAGTTTCATAAAGATTTTCTTATTATTTCGCAATTATATCATTTTTTTTTATATTACACTAGAAGTTTTTAGAAATCACGAAAAGTAAACTACTTTCGCACTATTCCACATATTTTTATTTATTGCCATTACTAAGCAATCCACCATATCATCATGTTTTGCAGATGGAAACTTTACTAATTGCTGTATAAATTCTTCGTTCCACTTACCATTTAACAGGCTTACCCTTCCCGATTCTAAAGAAGCAGATATATCTTGCACTCTAGCTACTTTATCTTTTGATGGCGGCTTGTCCTCTCTCACATTAAGTCCCGTTTCTTTTTGTAGTGTTTGCACTATTGACTTTCCTGATGCCTTTGGCTCTACATATATTCTACTTCTGTTAGAATATCCATTTTTTTGCACCCATTGAGGTATGAACTTTACTAATTCAGGAAATTCTTTACGTACATTTACACAATCTATTATTTGCCATTTATTATCTTTAAATATATAAGCTAATAATGCCGATGGATCATTCTTTTCACTTGCTGTATATGCGGGATCAATAACAAAATCAACTGTGGTTTTCTCACCCACTTCCATCATTTTAAATTTATCAATTTTTAGCCACTCGGATTTTATCATTCCTGAATTTAGTGGTGTTGGAGTTTGCATTAGCTGTCCTGCATAGCCATAACTCCCTAATGCTTGTTTGTAATCATCTAAAATTGTCTTGCTAAATCTATCTGTCCAAAACAATCCATTTTTGTCATAATATTTTTCTAATTTTTTGGGCTTGACATCATCTGATAATTCTGCAGGTATGCAAATGTGTTTGTATTTCAATCTACTTGTATTATCGTACAATAAAAATCCGCTTAAATCGTTATCATGTATTCTTTGCATAATAACAATTCTAATTCCAGTTAATGGATTATTTAATCTTGAGTAAAATGTTGTTCTATACCATTCGTTAGCATTTTCTCTTTCTATTTCTGATGCTGCATTTTGGGGAGATACAGGGTCATCTACTATCAAAAAATCTCCCCCTTGCCCTGTAACTGTTCCTCCTACCGATGTCGCCCTTCTTACCCCCAAAAAATTATTTTCATATCTTGACTTTAAGTTTTGGTCTTTTTTGATGTGAAATAACTCACCCCATCTATCTTTAAACCATGGCGAGTTTATTATATCTCTGCTTCTTGTTGAGTGTTCTATTGATAGCTCTGCAGAATATGATGCTGTTATAAATCTGAATTTTGGATTTCTTATCCAACTCCAAACTGGAAACATAACAGTTACTAATAGTGATTTTGTAGAACGAAAGGGAATATTGATTACAATATCTTTCGTTTTTGGTTTATTAGCTATTATTCTTTCTGCTTCTTCTTGTAAAAGATCACATAGATATTTATGATGCCAATTAGTAGACAGCTCAATACTAGGTTCAACGATATGCCAAGCCTTTTTAAAAAACTCATAGAATGATAGTTCGCATAATTTTTTTTCTAATGCAAATCTAAGTGTTTCATCAGTTGTTTTCAATGTCATCAAGTTTTGCTCTTAGCTCCTCAATGCTCACATCATCATTTAATTCTATTTTTACTTTCTTTGTTGTATTATCGTTTATCTCCGATGATGATAATTTTGGAACTGTATAGTTAAGTAGTTTTGAAACTGCATTTATGTATGCTTCAGGATTTTGATCAAATAACTTATCAAGTGCCATTCTTATTTTAGTTGAATGACCTTCTAAAGCCCATGTTAAAGCATTTCTGCTAATTTTTGTAGCGGTTACATTATTTTTTTCTCCTTTTTTTCTGCCTTCTGTATTTATTTTACCACCATTTGGAAAATATTTATCAGTAGTACTTTTATAAGGATTTAATTTGTTGAGGTTGCTTTCTTTCAACTTATGCCTTTTATCTTCACTCATATTTTATTTATTTTTTTAATTAGCGTCTCAAAAAAACCATCAGGCTCATCAATCTCTTTTAGTTTTTTTATTGCCCATTCTATGCCACTTGTTCCTCCCCAACAATCCCAAGCAATTCCGCCACACCCCTCTTCATAAGGTACGTCTTTATGTTGTTGGTGTCTTTTAAATGATGCCATACGAGCAATCGTTTCTCTACTCAGATTTTCTCTGTTTTTGAGCTGATTGGCTCTTGCAAATCCTACGGGTGTTAGGCAGTCATTTGGATTATCATTTTCTTCTAACCATTTCAACGCCCTTTTTGCATTATTAGTTGCAGATTGAGGGTAGTCGTTATATGTTTCAGCCATTATAGTTTTTTTATAGAGTCAGCAATTTTATCTATATACTCATCTAGCTCATCATCTAGCATAGCAGTAGTTAAATCTTCGTACTCTTTTTCCATTTGCTCAACATCTACTTCTTCAGGAGTATAAGTAAATTTAATTACCATCTCTCTATCTCCTTCTTCAACATGAACAATAAGCTCTCCATTTGTATGAAGTTCCTCCATTTGTTCTTGAGTAAAGTTTAAAGTATATTCAACATCTTCTTCGTGATCATATGCTGGTTTGACAGTTTCTTCCAAGTATTCTCCTTGGTTTGCTAACTGACAATCTTCAAGAGTTTCATACTGACACTCTCCTGTTTGTCCCCATTTATATAATCCATTTTCACATTCCTCGCAAGGCATAATTTCTATTTTTTAATTTTTATATTTTATGATTGGTCACAGTCTCTGTATAACATTAGCGTTCCACTAATAATATGTACTTTAGTAAAATCTGCCATAATCTCACTTCCTGCTAATAATTTAAATCCTCCATTTCCAAAAACTAACGCATTTAAAGATTGTTGAGCTATATTAGTAGCTTCTAAATTTCTAAACTTAACATTTTCCAAGGAGACAATTTTATAAACATGAGAATAATCTGCACATCCTGTAATTGTTGGTTGAGATGATGGGGTGATAGCTTCCCAAAATAAAACCTCCTCAATTCCCGACTCAGTATTGTCGGTTAGTATAACTGTTTGACATCCACATTTTCCATGTCCTTCATATGCTAAATCCGCACTTATTGAAGGTGCTGAGTTAGAAGTAATGTTTTTTGGTGGATGGTAACGTGCCATATCTTTTTCTTTTTTACAAATAAAACAAAATATATATCATTTCCTACGAAATTATTAGAAATTTTATTAACCTGTCTTTATTCATAACTTTATCTTTTACCATATCTTTATCTTTAAGAGTATTAGATACCCTTAACATACCCTATCTATATGAAATTGGATTTAATTCCATACTATAAATATTTTTTATATTTTTTTTACTTCCAAAAGTTGCTTAATAATTAAATTATTTTCCTATACCTTTGGACTTCTTATAGAATATACTGTTGCTCATATCGCAACTAGCATATTTGATAACCTTCTTAAAAAATAATATCATGTTTAAAAAATTAAAGAAACTTAATACATATAAGTTTGGTAAAATAACTATACAAATTTTTCCACCTAAAATAACTTTCAACTTCTAAATATAATTAAGAATATCTAATTATGAAATTGGATTTAAAATTAGGATGTGTACGTAATTATGTTTAAAGAAGCGGAATTACAAAATTGACGGAATTTACTTTTAATCTCCACTTTTTTTTAAAAAAACAATCTTTTTTTTAA